CTGCTCTGCACTAATTGCCATCTACTTGCCTCACAAGTTCGCGGTATTGCTCTGAACTCATGGCCTCCGAACCAGCTTTTTTAGGGCTGTGCGCGTCGGTCCAGCCTTGGAAAACAAGCCATGTGTCTTTCGGCAGCATATCACGGATTTCCTCAGGACGTAACCCGATCACAATTCCGTTGGCAATCAGGCCGCGAACATTCAATCGGTCTGGCTTAGGTCCGCCTCGGTCTTTTTTTTTGCGTCATCCATCGCGTCCGGCATAAACGCCACGCCCACGATCGCCTGCGCCACCTGATAAAGACGCATCAGGTCGTCGGGATTGCACTCAGAGACAATCTTGTCCGCCTCGTGGTCCTTATTGCCTGCGCCGACCAAGCCAAGCGCCACGATGTCCCGAACCTCAGTAGATGTCGGCTTTTTGCCGCGCCCAAAGAACCCGTCCCACAAGTCAAAGATGCCTCGGTGCTTGTCCTCAAACCGCTCAATCTCACGATTGCGCAGAACAAACGTATAAGAGGTGCTGCCGATATACTCGACAACACCCCCACGCGGCGCTTCAGCCGTGATGCTCATTAGGCAGCCGTGAACGTGACGACGCCATTGCTTTCGAGGCTGATGCTGTAGGTCACACCGCCTTCAGTCTCGCCGCCGAACTCAAGCGACGTGATGCGGAACCCGCCAGCGTATGTACCAAAGTCAGGCACAACAATTTCAAAGTTGCAGGCGTTGTCCGCAGCCATTGCGACTGTGTTCATGCGCGCTTCTGCGGTGCTGTCCTCAAAGAAACCATCGCCGGAGACAGAGACATTTTTCAGACCTGCCAGCGTTTCAGTCCACAGAGCGCCCCCGGGCGTCGTGCAGTCTGGCGTAGTCACGTCGATGGACGAATTGTTCACCGTCAGAGATTTAGAGTTAAGACCGCAAAGATTTGCAAATGCTTCCGATGCTTCGCCATCGCCGATTTTGACCAGCAGGGCGCGTCCAAGTTGTTTAGCCATGATGGCCTCCTTTAAGAGCGCTTGCCCACAGCGCGGTATTTAGGCGATTTCTTCAAGCATAGCCTGAAGCGCGATAACAGCCGTGTAGCCACGACCCTCAGCATCTCTTGTAACCGAAAACGTCTGGAATATCAATTCGACCAGCGTGAACCCCGTGACCGTGACCGCCGTTTCCTGACGGTGCAGCGCTGCCTTCACCGCCTCAACAATCCGCGCCGCCTCGACCCGCCCCGAAGCGCTCCGAGAATTAGCCTCAAGAGAAACCGAAACCAGAGAACCCTCAAGCGTGTCAGTGTCAAACGCAACAGGGGTAATCTCACCAAAGCGCAGATATGGAAACACAACGTCCTGTGGCGGCTCATCGTAGACGCGCGTTGACACAAGGTCGGTCACATCAGAGTTGGCCACCAGAGCGGCGCGCAGGCCTTTCTGCAATGCTAGGACAAAGCCATCAGCCATTGGTTGCCTCCTTGATGCCGCGACGAATAGCAGCCTTCATGCTTTTTTTGAATTTTGGGCCTTGCTGCCTTTGAGCAAGTCGAATGTAGGGCTGCGCTGCGGTTGTGCCGCGATCTCCTTTTTTTCGGCCAAACTCAACCGCTCTTGCTTTGATCTGCGCCTCTTGTGTTGGCGGAGCAGCTTCAACGGAACCGATATATTCATCAGGGCGCTTTTCATATTTCGTATGAATCCACCCCTTCAGCTCTCCGCTTGCAACAGGCACAAGGCTGCGCGCCATGCGTGCTGCGGCCTCAGTGTTGCGGCGAATAGATTTAACCATCTGTTTCTCAACAGCCTCAGGCATACGGTCAAACTGCTTCGATAGCTTTTTCGCGCCAGTGACCCTCACGATGCCACCCCGCGCTCAAGCAGGAACTCAATAACAGTGTCCTTCGCATCAATCTGCGTGACGTTCTTAATCGCCCACGTTGTGTTGCGAATATAAACCCTGTCCGCCGATGTAATGCCGCTTGTGAAGCTGTCAGAGCGGCAGCGCATAGTCGCCATGCCCACGTCCAGCAGTGCGCCACCCTCGATCTTTTCCTTGCCCGTGCGCTCGCGCATATCAGCCGCGCGCGTGCCAAGATTGGCCCATCCTGAATAGACGTTGCCATAGTCGTCAACCGCCCCCTCAGAGAGCCGCTGAAAGGTCGCCTTTTCGCGGTATAGGCCAGCCTTAACCATACCAAGTCTCGCGGTGCATGTTCAGAAGGGCTTCATAGCCAAACGGGATGTTGGATAGCTCATCGAAGCCCGTCTGCTCGCGGTTGTCATACCAGTGACCGACCATCAGCATCATCGCATGGCGGATCGTCTCAGGAACGTCTGTTGTCGCATCACCGTAGCCCACGACGTACTCCACCTTGATCGCGTCGGGCCGATCCTGTGTGACAGGCCAGTTCTGCCCAGACTTAGGCCCAATCGTCGTCGCTGAACCCGTCCCAAACACCTCATAATTGCTCAAGGTGTCGGTCTGCAAAACGCCATCAACGTCGTAATACTTAACCGCAGTCACCGATTGGATTGGCCCAAGCGTCAGGCGGATGCTCTGCGTTGGGTTTGGCCCAATCCACTGGCCCCAAGTCTGCGTAATCATTGCTTGCCCAAGTGCGCCCTTGGCGTCGGTGTAAGCCACAGCCACGTTGATCAGACGGGTCAAAATCACGTCATCGTCAGAACTTTCAACGCGCAACTGCTCCTTCGCCTCAGAAAGCGTTATCGGCGTCGTTGCTGGTGCCGTGACAAGCTGCAATGCGTTGAAATTCTGCAATGGCTGCATGGTTTCTATTCCTCAGAGACCGCTTTGCGCGTGGTCGTTTTCTTAACGGCGCGCTCAACCTTGGCAGCGGGTGCTGCGACAGCCTCAGCGATACCAGCCGCGACAAAGCGTTGGGCCTCTGCCGCGTTGCAGTCAATCACATCGCCAACGTTGTGCGAAAAATTGATGCCAGCCATCGAGGTGAGCAATTTAACCTTTGGCATGATCTGCCTCCTTTGGGTCAGCTTGGGAAGTGGGGCGAACTTGCCGCCCCACCGAAAAGCTGACCTTAGGCAGCGGCCAGTGCGAGGTGCTTGATGGCTGCGGTGTTCGTCAGCACACCGTCGAAGCGGATGTAGCCGAGAATACCGAAGTCTGGTGCGAAGCGCTCGCGTGCAACGTAGAGCGAAGGTGCGCCCACTTTGCGGACGTAGAACTTCGACATGTCACCGAACAGCATGACCTTGGAGTCAACACCGGAACCCACGTTGTCCATCGCTTGGTTGACAGCGATGCTGTAGCCCAAGAGGCCCTGCGGGATGCCAGCCTGATAGTTGCCCATCTGCCAGAGGTAGTTGCCGTCGCCGTCTTTCAGCTTGCGCACAGCGGCCAAGGTGGCGTCCGCCATCATGATCGCAGTGTTGGGCGAGGAGCGGTAGGCAGGATCGACAGCGTGGATCAGGTCGATGATCTCGTCAGCAGTGATGGCGTTGGTTGCGGCTGCAACTTTACCTTCTGCCGAGTTGGTCACGATGCCTTCAACATCCGAGGAACCGGAGCCAGTTGTCAGCTTGCTGTTGGCGATGCGGCCAAGGCGCTCACCAAGCAACTCACCGAGCAGGCTTTCCATGTTCATGATGCTGTCTGCGTTCAGTTCTGCGGACCAACGAAGCCACTCAGAATCGAAGGCAAACGCGCCAAGCGACTTCTGACCGAAGGTCACGTCTTTGCCACCGTCGTCGGTTGGCTGCGTGCCTTCTGTGTGAGCCTCTGCGGTGACAGCAGTGTCGTCAACAGTTGGGATGTTGAACGTGCGGCCATCGGCGGAGTTGATAACGGTGAACAGGTCGTTGCCATACATCGGGCCTGTGGCAATCATCGCTTTTTCAATGAAAGTCGCCAGTTCCGTTGGGACAGTAAAGCCACCAGCAGTCGTGGTGCCGCCAGTTTGCACACGATGCTCTTTGAGAACATTGCGCACTTCGTGGTCAACAAAGCCTTCACCACCAGCAGCGATCATTTCAGCGAACGCAGCGCGGTAGTCCATTTTGAAACCTTCGTCCACTGCGGGAGCGGAACGGTTTTCAAAAGTAGGGCGGCGGTCGAGGTCAACAGCATCGCCAGCGCGAAGTGCTTTTTCAACCTTGTCCATGCGGTCTGCGCGTGCAGCCAGCTTGTCGTGGTCTGCCATCATGGCGTCAAACTCACGCTCGATCTCAGCGGCGCGGGCTTCGTCTGTTGCGTCGGTTACTTCCGACAGCTTAGAGCGGGCCTCGGTGGCGATGTTCGCCATTTGCTCCCGCAGGGTTTTAATATCAGCCATTTTAGGCCTCCATCTAAGGGAACTGGTCTGTCATCACGACGATCAGTCCGAGCGCTTGCCCAAGGCGCTGGGAAGGGCAAAACAGCGGGAGTCCGCCGTTATCTGTTACAGCTTGGCCTTCATGCGAAGGCGACGTGCTGCTTGTGTTTTAATTTGCTCAGAACGGTGCGCCTCAAGAGAACGCAAACCAATTTCTGTTCCGCTATATGCGGGCGTCGTGACAATCGCCACGTCGTGCAACTGTAGGTCGCGGATCATGCGCTTCGGCATGTCGCCGCTGTCGTCCCATTCCTGCCGCGTAGGCACAAAAGCAAACGACATCTTGTCCAGATCGCCGCGCTTCATCTTGGGGACAATGCTGCGAACATCCGGGTCAGAGCCGTCAAGTTCCGTCTCCATATATAGACCGCGCTCATCTTCAGTCAGGCGAAGAGTGCCAGACCGCGTGCGCGCAAGAGGCAAGCCTTCATGATTGATAAGAAACACCACGTCATCCTGACGCTCAATCGCGCTTGCAAACGCGCCGCGCTCGATCACCTCGGTGAACATGCCTGCAATGTTTGTTTCCTCACCAAAGACAGCCGCGTAACCGGAAACCCGGATCGCCTTGTCTTCGTCCTCACGAATTTCGAGAGGCTGCGCACCAGCGCGGATTTCACGTTGAGCCATGTCGGCCTCCATATCTTTTGCCGAATGTATCACAGAACCATCACCTGCGTCCACACAGCCCCGTTCATCGTCCTCTTGGGCTAAGATACGACTAGCCCACGACTGGCCTGCGTCTCCAGACCAAAGCGCCCACGCGATGCGTCCGTTGCTTGGGTAACCATCTTCACCGGGGCGAAAGCCCTCAGCTTCCTTGTTGACCTCATGGCGCGCAAAAAAACTATTCATGCGCCGAACGGTGTCCATGCTCAAGTTCTTACCATTCGAGATGTCACGCGCGCGAGCGATACCGACCTCAGTGCCACCACGGCCAAACTCACGACGCCAAGCAAGGCCGCGTTCGGCCTCCTCGCGCATAGCCTCATTCGGTGTCGGCATCAGGGCTTCCCGTCTGTTGAGTGATAGGCACAGTGGCACCTTGAACCATCAGACTGTCGCCACCTTCAGCCGGAGGCATGTTTTCGATAGTCCGAACCTCGTTGGGCGTGCGGATCGCGTTCTGAATTGTGGTCGCGTGCGCTTCCATACGGGTCTTGAAGTCACCGCGCAGAAGGCCATCAACATTAAACTCGACGTATTGCTTGGAACCGCGCGGGAACAGCTTCAGGTTCATCTCCTGCTCAACCTGCTCAATCCA